CAGACAGGATTACGGCGCCCCCAAGGCCGCACCGCCTACGCTGCCCCACATGATGTTCAACGTCCTGGGGCAGATACAGGTAGGCATGGACCGAAGCCCAGAGCCACAAGCCATTACCGTGGATGCCGAAGTTGTGCCGGGCTAAGCGCTTACCCGACCGCTCCATCCTTCGGATTCGACAGAGAGCGGCTAACGGCGAGCGGCATTCAGACATTGCCAGGGACTATGGAATCTCTAGGTCAATGGTAGGCCGAGCTGCGCAGGGATTGAGGTACAAGACCAGCCCAGGGCCTAGAAGCGCCAGAGCGAGGCATGGAATGCGGTTGGTTTGGATTGAAGAGGCCTGCCGCATTACGAAGAAGCAGTGGGATGCATTGCGACCGTCAAGCCCCAAAGAGGGGTTATAGCCCCGTCCACCGTCAACCCCGAAGTGGGCCGTGAGTGGGGTTTTAGAGCTCTGATCTAGGGCCTAGAACCACTGTATAGCCCTGATTATGCACGTATTGCGATGTGGTGAACTCTGGATACCGCATAGGTAAGCCATAGTTCACATAATAGCCATTACGCGCACGCAGAATTACGGGCGGAAATAGGGCCGAAGTGGGAAACGCGAATCCGTTCGAAATCGCTGGGTCCCAATGGCGCGAGGAATCAAGTCCCGGCATGCCCTCTCCCTCGCCTCCGAAAAAAACAAAAAATGCGTAGTCAGTCAGCCGAATCCCGGGGTTTTACTTCGCAAATGCGTTGTGTACTGCGCAAGAGGAGGCGCAAGTGACGAAGAAAGAGAGCGGCTACTTAGTCAACGGGAAGACCTAATTGCGCCCCAGTCTGGTCGAGGCTCAAAGATTGACGAACCGAGCCAAGAGGCGGTTGGATTTTGTAGAGGGGTATCGGGCGGGGTCGTTTGCCTCGGACAACCGGATGTGTCCGTCATGTGCTGCGGTGTTGAGTGGGGGTTGGTGGCGGGACCGGTGTGGGTGTGGGTGGAAAGCGGCATGGGTGCGATTTCGATACTGGATTGGGTGATTGTGGGGGTTTACGTCGGGTTATCGGTGGCGAGGTTTTTTGTGATTCCTCGGTATGTCCGGTCGAAAGAAAGAGCCTCCTAAGTTCTCGCAGTTCGATGAGGAGCCGATTCTTCGGGCTCTTTGGGGTTCGAAGGGGAAGGGGCGGTGCGCGGACATTGGAGCCCGGGAAAGACGGGGTTCCAACGTAGCTTGGTGTATCGACTTGGGCTGGGATGCTCTTTTGGTCGATCGGAACACGAATGGTCTTCTCAGAGACTTCCCCCCGAGTCGGTTTGAGCGGGTGAAGGTGGTTCAAAGCCTCGTTACCCCTCAGAACGTGAATACGTTTCTCTGGAAGGATCTGGACCTTCTGTCGATCGACATTGACGGTCCTGATGCAGACGTGTGGGAAGCGGTTGAATCTCGTCCGTTGATTCTTTGTATCGAAGCGGTGGAAGTGAACCGGCCGAAGATTGAGAGAATCTGTGGTGAGAGGGGTTATCAGCTCCACGCCTCTACGGGCCCCAATCTCATCTACGTTCGATGAAGCTGATTCACGGGGATTTCTGGCCGGATCGGGACCAGACGTGTCATTGCGTGGCCTACAAGACGGAGGGGGCGGATAAAGCCCTCCGGCACTGCAAGAAGCGGGATTTGGTCATTCAGGCCGGGGGGAACGTGGGGGTCTGGCCTCGGTATCTCGCGACGAAGTTCCAGAGGGTTTTGACGTTCGAGCCCTCGCAAGAGAACTTTGAGCTGATGGTTCAGAACCTCAAAAACATCGAAATCGAGATGTTTCAAGCCGCGTTGGGAGACAAGGCGGGGGCGTGTGACGTTTGGGTCAACAAGACCAACTGCGGAGACGACCAGACAAGACCTGGGACCTCGGTGGTGGTGATGGCGATTGACGACTTAAACGTCGACCCGGATTTGATCTACCTCGACATTCAAGGGGATGAGCTTCCTGTTTTGAAGGGAGCTGAAAAGACGATTGAAAGGTGTTCTCCGGTGATTGCGGTGGAGATCGATGGGCACTCGATGACGCGTCATGGAGATCCCAGGCCGTTTTTGCTTGAACGGGGATACAAGCAAGTCGAAAGGGTCCATCAGGACCACATTTTCGCAAGGGAGTAGGTATGGCAATTCGAGTCATGACGGCCGCTTCGACGAGCGCTCATTACCACGTCTTCATCAACCGTTTTGGTGATGCCTCCTACTCCGTTTCGACGGGTTTGGCGAACTCGAGGACTTTGAATATCCCGGTTATGGCGCAGGACGTTCGAATCACGCTGAACGGCACCTTTGGTTCGGGCTCGGCTTCAACGCAAGTTGTGTTGGATTTGAGCCCGGACAACGGAACGACGTTTTTGCCGATTCTCACGGTTTCAGCTCCGATGACGACGACCTTCCCGTTACAGGCGGATCACATCGTTCGGTTTAGACATCAGTGGACCTCTGCGGCGGCGGCGATTACCAATGCCTCGGTTGATGCCTGGATCGGGTGAAACTCAACTACTCGCCTCAGCCGAGGCAGTTGCTTTTTCACCAGACGACAGCGAATCAAATTCTCTATGGCGGTGCGGCCGGGGGTGGGAAGTCGCATTGCTTGAGATGGGACGCTATCGACTTCTGCATCCGAATTCCGAATCTGAACGCAACGCTCTTTCGCAGGACGTTGCCGATGCTTCTCAAGAACCACATCGTGCCCTTGAGGAGAGAGTTGCCCGCCTCGCTGGGGATTGGGAGCTACAACGAGACTCGTAAGACCTACGAGTTCAAGAACGGCTCGATTCTATCGTTTCAGCACATCGAATACGACCGGGACTGTGATGACATCCAGGGAGCGGAGCTTCACTGGGCGGGAGTGGATGAAGCGGGGCAGATGACCCCGTATATGTTGTCGTGGATCGCGTCTCGAGTTCGGTTGGGCGAAGCGCAAAAGAGATTTGCGGAGTACGTGAAGCTCGATCCGAAGCTCAAGGCTTACGTCGATCGGCTTCCTCGGTTAGCGATGAGCTCGAACCCCGGAGGAGAGAGCCATCACTACTTGAAAGAGCAGTTCATTGATCCCGCTCCTCCTGAGACGCTTTTCAACGTCGAGCACGTATCTCCTTTGACCGGGAGAACGATGAAGAAGACGCGAATCTTCATCCCTGCGCGGATGCTCGATAACACGTATCTCGACGCTGACTACGAAGCGCAGTTCGCAGGAATGCCGGAGTGGCAGCAAAAGCAGCTAATCGAAGGGGATTGGAATGTCGTTCCCGGAGCCTTCTTCGACTGCTGGAACTCTCAAAACGTTATCCGTCCCTTTCGGGTTCCCGATCACTGGACGCGGCTGTGGTCGTGTGACTGGGGTTTCCGACAACCGTTCTGGATCGGTGAGTGGGTGGTCTCTGACGGTACGTTCGTTCGAGACATGGCCGGCAACGAAATCAAATTTCCCGAAGAGTGCTTGATTCTGGTTCGTGAGTGGTACGGCCAGGAGAAGGGCAACAAGGGAATCCGGATGCCCGCTCAGGAAGTGGGTCGGGCTTTAAGAAGTTGGCGGGAGCCCGAGATCAAGGTTCTCGATCCGTCTGCGTGGCGATCGGATTCGGGTCCTTCTCCTGCGGAGCGGTTCACCGAGGCGGGGATTTTCTGGCAAAGAGCCGATAACGAACGCGAAGCCGGCTGGCAAGAGATGTACGCGAGGATCAAAGACAAGATGCTTCTTTCTTTTGACACGAACTTCCACTTCAACCGCGTGATTCCGACGTTGGAGCACGACGACAAGAAGCTGGAGGACGTGGCGAAGAAAGGAGAAGACCATCCGGGAGACGGGGGGCGTTACGCGTGCATGGCCCGCCCCTACAAGAAAACGAGAGCGGTAGAGAAGAAGCCATGGTGGCAAGACGTGAGGGTTCCGACGTTTAACGAAGTCGTGGCCCGACACACGCGCAGCAACTTCAAGTCGCCGGAAGTCATTTAGTGGACATCAAGGAGTTCTGGCGCCAGTACGACATCGCCGACAAGGAACACAAGAAATGGGAGAAGCGCGCAGACAAAGTTCTTCAGCGCTATCGACTCGAAACCGAGTCTGGCGATGGGACGGTGTCACCTTCGTTCAACGTACTCTGGGCGAATACCTCCGTTCTCGAGCCGGGGCTATTCTCGCAAGTACCAAAACCGGACATCACGCGAAGGTACAAAGACGATGACCCCGTAGGAGCTCAGGGCTCCAAGATCATTGAGAGGGCTCTAGAGTTCGTCATTGATGACGGGGACTTCTACGAGTTCGGTACTCAGTCGGTTCGTGACTACCTCCTCCCCGGTCGGACGGTGTGTAAGGTCCGTTACTGCCCAACCTACGCTCGCGTTCGTCGGGCGGTCGAAGTCGAAGCCCGAGGACAATTAGGCCCGAATGGCGAAACCGATCAGCTTGAGTACTTCAAAGACGGAGATCCTGTTGATCGCGCCACTGTTAGGTACGGCGACGGCGGTTCCGCGTTCATTGAAGAAGAAGTCGAAGAGGTTGTAGACGAGCACGTCATCAACGATCGCTGGCCGTGGAAGAACTTCCGCCATCAGAAAGCGAAGCGATGGCAGGACGTGGGGTGGGTTGATTACATCTCTTATCTTGACTCCGGGCAACTCAAGAAGATGTTCGGCGCCAAGAAGGCGAAGGAGATTGAACTTACCGTTGATGCCGCGGGAGAGGAGCGCAAAGACGGAACTTTCAATCCCACCCACGCCGAGGTTCACGAAGTCTGGATCGCGAGAGAGAGAAAGGTCTCTCTGGCTGTTCGTGGAGTCGAAGACAGGTGGATGCGGGAGGGCGAAGACCCGCTAAGACTGGACAAGTTCTTCCCGACCCCGAAGCCTCTGTATGCAGTCGATACAAACGATTCGCTCCAGCCCATCCCGCTCTTCACTCTTTATCAGCATCAGGCGAACGAGCTAGACCTCATCACGAAGCGCATCAGTGTGTTGATGCGTGCGCTGAAGATGGCGGGTCTCTACGCGGGCTCAGAAAAGGAGCTGCTGCAAAAGCTGTTTGAGGCCGATGAAAACCAGATGATCCCCGTCCAAGACTGGGGCGCGCTGAAAGCGTCTGGAGGGGTTACAGGGTTAGTTGAGTGGTTGCCAATCGAGCAGGTCGGAAAAGTCCTTACTGCTCTATTCCGCGAGCGTGAAGCGACCGTGGCTCAGATCTTCGAGCTCACCGGAATAGCCGACATTCAGCGCGGCTCCACTGATCCTCGAGAGACGAAGGGCTCTCAGGTCATCAAGGCGCAGTTCGCGAGTCGGCGGGCTCTGACTCCTAAGCAGGAAGTGGAGCGCTACTTCCGAGATGTTCTTCGCATCGATGCGGAGATCATGTCGGAGCATTTTTCGACTAACACTCTTGAGCGCATGACAGGCCTGGCGTGCCCTCCAGAAGTTCGCCAGTTACTGCAAGACGAGTTGCAGAGACAGTACCGAATCGACATTGAAACCGATTCGACTGTCGCTCCCGACGAAGAGCGCGAGCAGGCCAACATGGCTAAAGCTCTTGAAGCAGTCACGGCCTACATGGAAGCCGCGGGGCCTCTCGCTCAGTCTGGTGTCCCGGTGGAGTTGTTGTTGCAACTCCTCAAAACGTATCTGCGCAAGTTCAAGTGGGGCCGAGAGGTTGAAGAGACCATCGAAGCGCTTGAGCGTAATCCTCCCCCGAAGCAGCCGGACCCGGAGGAAAAGAAGATGCAGATGGAAATGCAGATCGAGCAGGAGAAAGCGAAGCTCGAGCAGCAGAAGTTGATGATGGAGATGCAGGCCAAGCAGAAGGAGCTCGAGCTCAAGCTGCAAGAGATGCAGATGAAGATGCAGTTCAAGCAAGCCGAAGCCCAAACGGATCTCCAAGTCAAAACCATTCAAGCAGAAGCTGACGCGGCGATCGCGCAGCAGTCCGTCGCGCAAGACCAACAGATGCACGAGCAGCAGATGCGACAAGGAGACGAGTCGCATAGGCAGGCCATGCAACAGCAAAAAGAGACATCGAGTGCGAAGAACGTACAGGTTCGACAGGGAAACCAAAGAGCTAATTGAGCTCCACGAGTGGCTTGCCAAGTACGGCGAGCCAACGACCCGCGCGCACTACGTCCAGCCCGACCTAAAACCCTATGTCGCCGTTGCGGGCGACATGGCGGGCCGAGTCATTACGTCGCGAAGAGCGCACAGAGAGTTCCTTAGGCGGAACAACTTGCAAGAGGTAGGCAACGAAAAAGCCTACATGACGAGGAATGGGGGAATGTCAGACGACAACCCAAACCTTATGAGTAACAAGCAACGTGAGGAGCGAATATGTCAGAGCCTGAATCAGCAGCTAGCCCGTCTTCGGAACCGGTAGGAACGGACTGGACTCAGGCTCTCACCGAGACTTTGAAGGCCGCTAGTGAGCCCGATCCTAGCACTGAGACCCCCGCAGCAGAGCCGGCACCGGAGCAATCCGAACCGGCTGAAGTCGCGGAAGCTGTCGCTGAAGAGTCCCATGTGGATTCCCTTCAGCCGCTGGAGAAGTGGCCGGAAGACGTTAGAACTCTTTTCTCGTCGCTGGACAAGAAGGCGCAGCAATTTCTTCTGGATCGAGAGAAAGATGTTGAGTCGCACTTGACGAAGCGCACTCAAGAACTTTCCGAGACCCAGAAGCGCTACAGCCGTCTTGACGATGTGTTGAAGCCGTATGAGGAAGTCGCGAAACGCCAAGGTGTCGACATTGCCCCGCACATCGCGCAGGCAATGCAGCACTATATGGCGTATCAACGCGATCCCGCCTCAACGCTGAAAGCACTCATCCAAGCGAGCCAACTGAGCCCTGATCAGCTCTTTGGAGTTGAGGACCCGAACGTCGATCCCGCCACCAGGGCGCTACGCGCGGACTTGGATAAAACCAGGGCCGAGCTGGCGAGTTTGAAGCAAGGCCAATCCCAGGCCACTGATTCGAAATACGCCGAGCAGATCCAAGCGTTCAAAGACGCGAAGGACGAGAGCGGCGGATTGCGATACCCACACTTCGAGCAATTACGCACATTGATGGCGCCTCTGGTGGCAGAGGGAAAGTCGATGGAGCAGGCCTACAACGATGTTGTATGGACGGTTCCAGAGCACCGGCAAGCCGTTGAGAAAGCGGAGCGCGCGAAGTCCGAGAAGGAAGCGAAAGCGAAAGCGGAGCGCGAGCGTCTTGACAAGCTCAAGAACGCGAAGCGAGCCGAGACGCTGCCGTCGTCTGACGCGGAACGTGGGACCGCACCGAAGAAGTTTTCTGGCTGGGAAGCCGCCTTGCGAGAAACGTTATCTCGCAGTCATTAACCCAAGGAGTGTAAGCAATGGCAAGTCCGAACCTTTCGGAACTAGTCACGACTACTCTGCGGAATCGACAAGGCGAGCTGGCCGACAACGTTTCCAAGTCGAACGCCCTTCTCTCGCGGTTGCAGGAGAAAGGGAACATTGACTTGGTGGGCGGTGGTCGGACGATCGTTCGTGAGCTCGAATACGCCGAGAACAGTACTTTCATGTACTACTCGGGTTACGAGACGCTGAACATCAGCCCCAGCGATGTCTTCTCGGCCGCGGAGTACTCGTGGAAGCAAGCGGCAGTCAACGTGTCATGGTCCGGTCTAGAGAACCGCATTCAGAACGCGGGCGCAGAGCAGAGCATTCGGCTCGTCGCGTCGCGTATCAAGAACGCGGAGCGCACGATGGCGAATCAAATCTCCATCGGCATCTACTCGGACGGCACGGGATCTGCTGGCAAGCAAATCACGGGCCTTCAGTCACAAGTAGCGGATGCCCCGACAACGGGCATTGTCGGCGGGATCAATCGGGCGAACTTTGGTTTCTGGCAAAACCAGACCGTTACGCTGACCTCGACGGATAACTCCACCGAGCTGCTTGGCGACATGCGGACGTTGTGGACGGCGTGTTCGCGCGCGAATGAGAGACCCGATCTCATCGTTGCGGGCGCAACGCTCTTCAACCTGTTCTGGTCGGGTCTGTCCGACATCCAACGAGTCACGGAAGTGGACAAGGGCGTCAGGGGATGGAAGTCCCTTGGCTTCGTTGACGCGCCCGTGGTGCTCGACGGCGGTCAGGCGACCGGATCGGCGAACGATTGGGGCGGTGGCATCTCGGCGACGAGGATGTACTTCCTGAACACGAACTATCTGTATTGGTCGGTGCATAGCAAGACCAACATGGTTCCGATGGAAGAGCGTCTGTCGTTGAACCAAGACGCGACCGTGGTTCCGCTTCTGTGGGCTGGCAATCTCACGATGAGCAATGCCGGCCTCCAGGGCGTTCTGCACACCTAAGGAGATACACATGGCTGACTCAGCACATATCCTGGGTGTGGATCTCACCAACACGTACTTGAGTGCGTCGGCGTTGCCGTTTCCGATGGGCGAGCCTGTCCGTACTAAAAACGGGCAAGCGATTCTCGTCCAGGCGCAATCGGCGATTACGAAGTACGACTTGTGCGTGTACGCGCCCTCGAGCGCGGCGGCGTCCGTGTCGATTGATGCCTTCCCGGCATCGTTGACGAACGTCTCCGGTCGTCTCTTCGGTGTGGCCCAAGTGGCCATCGCGAAGAGTGCTTACGGGTGGATTCACACTGAGGCCAACAAGGAAGGCCGCGTCCGCGCGACAGTGATGGAGACGGGTGTTGTCCCGTGCCTCACTGGTACGGGCGGTGTGATCGACGACGCTGGCACGTCGGGCAAGCAGCTCGCGGGTATCTGGATTCTCGAATCCGTTACCAGCGCGTCGGCTCCCCGTGCGATCTGGCGCGACATCAAACTCGATCGCGACCAACTGGCGTAAGCCACTGGGGCCGTTTAGGCGCGGCCCCTTTCTTTTTCTCACCATCGGAGGACTGTCTTGGTTCCTAAGAATCTTGCGCCCCTCAAAATCAGGGCGCGTTGCGTGGCCGATTTCCCGACCATTCGGGAGAACGTCAAGTATTGCTGCTCGTTGGGGCTGAAGTACTTCATCCCGACGCCGCAGCGGCACAACCTGGAAGCCGTGTTAGTCGGTTCGGCTCCTTCGGTTCGAGGCGAAATCAATAGCCTAAAATCGAAAGCGAAAGACCCGAAGTTCATGCTTTTCGGTATCAAAGGCGGGCATGACTTCCTGTTAGAGAACGGGATCGAGCCGCACTTTGGTTTGGCGGTCGATCCGCTCGAGAAGATTCACAAAGAGAACTTCTTGAGGAAGGCGAAGGACTGTAAGTACTTCATCGCCTCGCAGTGTCATCCAACGTTGTTTGACACGCTGATTGCTCGCGGCGAGACGGTTGTCATCTGGCACCTGCTCACCGAGAACTTGTTGAAGTGGTCGCAGGAGGAAGGCTCTCCGATCTACCAGCATTACATGATTCCCGGAGGTTCTACCTCTGGGCTTCGTGCGATCGTGTTGGCGTACTCGATGGGCTTTCGGAAGTTTCATCTCTACGGCTACGACTCCTGCTTATCCGAGACCGACCCGAAAAAACCGGCGAATCTTCGCAAGGTCAATGGAGAGCTTTGCGAGGGCAAAGACGAGAAGGGCCGCGATAAGG